CACCTATAGTAACTATAAAATCCATAGGAATATAATGATATTCATCTGTACTTGATTTAATCCATTTACTAATCTCAACTCCTTTTTGTTTTCCAAATTGACCAAGATAAATTTCTTCAATTATTAATGGATTTTTTATTAATATTCCTCCTTCAGAATATTCAACTGGTCCTAAAAGTTCTTCACCTGATATAAGTTTGACAACAGCTACAAAATTATCTTCCATGGTTTTTAATGTTTACTGTGATTATTTCATAATCAAAATTCTCTTCATTGTAAATTTTGATTCTTTCTTTTAAATGATTTAATGTAAAATTAACTCTATTATTTTTAGAGATATCATCAGCAATATCATATAGCACAGCTTGAGATTTGTTGTCTCCTTTTCTAAGAACTCTTCCTATAGATTGAAGATTTCTAATTTTAGATTTACTAGGAGATGCAAAAACAATGTTATGAAGATTTCTGATATTAATTCCTGTGGAGAACGTTCCGTAAGAAGCTATAATAATTGCGTTGTTTTGAGTTTCGGTAATTGACCGAATTCTCTCTCTTTCTTCAGCTTCAACTCCACCATGAACAAAAAATACTTTTCGTTCACTTCCTATGCTATTATTTATGAGTTCATATAATGGCTCTCCATGTTTCTCGACATAGTTGAAAAGTAAAAGAGTATTTCCTTCCATGTCTCGACATAAGTTACGAATAAACTTGTTACGATTTTCATGGGTTACCAAATACTCCATTTCTTCTTGATAACTTTCAAACTCAATAAACTGATGTTTTAATAGTAAAATTTTAATTTTAAGTTTTGATAAATGTCCTTGCTTGATTAAATCAGATGTGCTAACAATTTTATCCGACAATCCAAACAAACCTTCAAGAACTAATTTATTAGTTTGACTATCATCTAAGGTCCCTGTAAAACCAATTCTATATTTTGCTTCATGCAATTTAGTCATAATACTAGTCAAAGATTTTGCTTTGAATGTATGACATTCATCACCAATTACTGCAGTAAAACTATCAAAATATTTTTTTGGAAGTTTATATATTGATTGCCAGGTAGTAATTACTACGAGTGACTTAGTTGCTTTTGCTTGTCCAGAATAAATTAAATGACAATGTTTTTCTGCGTCCCATCCATAGTCAATAAAATCTTTATATAATTGAGACACCAATGAAATTGAAGGAACAACAATTAACGTTCTTTGATTATCTGCTACAAGATATCTGGTTATACAATAAATCATAAATGATTTGCCAGAACCAGTAGGAGAAAGAATTACTTTTCTATAATGTCTTAATGCTTGATATACTGCTTGATATTGATATGGTCTTGGTTTTAAATTTTGAGCTAGATAATCAACATAATCTTTTATTCCTTCTGGGCTAATTAATTCATTAACTTCTTTAGGCTCTCCATAATATTGATTAAATTCACAATCATACGAATAACCCATTTCTTCAGCCCACATCGTAAGATGCGTTAACAATCCAACATACAGGTCTCCTCCGTGAGGAGAAAATAACCGTATCTTTCCATCCCAAGTTTTATTTTTAAATTGAGGCATGAACTTTGCATTTGGAACATCAAAAGTAAAATACTCAGATAATTCGTATTTAACATGAGGTTCACAAATTACTTGTAAATAAACTTCATTTTTTTTCTTGATTACAATATCTGTCATTAAGTTACACCGTCAATAAATTTCCTCCACTCAATGACGTTCTTAATTTGAAAAGACCTATTGGTTATCATTTTAAGTACGCTTTCCAAATAATCTATTATGATATCAAATGAATCTATTTTCATTTGAAGATTGATTATTTCTTTATCAGAATCAATGTATAAATTGATATCTGATTTTAAAACCTTTAGGTCAAAAGGATTTTGAGCATATATTTCTGGGTCTGCTTTTCCCGAATAGTATTCAAATTTTTCTCTTCTTAAAACTTTTAATCTTAATTCAGCTTCTTTTCTTTTATATCGATAATCAGAAAAAAACTTCATATATTTTGAATGAAGTTGTGGAATGTTTAAAGAAGCAATATCAATTTCTAAGTCATTAATTTTGCTATCTTCTTGCCACATCAATTGTAAATTTTCAAAATTCATCAAGAAATCACCTTGCCATTTTTATCCTTAATTCTATATATGGTATATTTAAAAGTGACTACAGCAGAAAGATATTCTACGTCACTAATGCTAGAATCAAAGTCTAATGTTGTTAAACTCACTGGGAATAAATCATCAAACTCTACAACAAAATTTGATTTAAAATTACTGTTTAAAACTTCTAAAACTCCAGAACTTGTTTGTGGTTCATCTTGAATATCTGGTCCAAATGCCAAACCAGTTCTTCTCAACCATTTATGTAACGATGAATAATTTTCTAAATTTTCATCAATCAAAAATTTAACAACTAAATCTTCATATTCAACTTCAGTTCCAGCAAGAGGAAAATCTCTATAAGGAGTAGGAACAGAAATTTCAGGAATTGAAATACCAGGAAGATTTGCGGATTGGCTATAAAAAGCTACTTCAGGAAAAATACTAAGAGATAATTTAAATCCATTAGGGGCAAGAAAATTTTTATTTTCTATATTTTCTCTAACCCATTTAGATGTTGACATTGTAATCCTCAATCTTTAAAAATATTTAGATAAAAAAAAGAGGGGCTTTCGCCCCTCCAAAAAACCTGTGTGAATGAATCACATGAGGTTCTGAACACGTACTCTTCTGTAGTAAACGTTGGTTCCGAGGTTTCCTGCTGCAGTTGGGCTGGAATCCGAAAGAGTAGCATCATAACCCTTAGCGAATGGATTGAGTACCATGCCATAACGGGTCTTGAAGCCAATCTTGGGTTGGAAAGTATCCTGACCAATTGCACGAACCATTTGGAGAGGAACGTATGGGCAGTAGAAGAGACCTGCATCGTAAGGTGAGGTGCCCTTATAACCAACAATATAGAACTGACCGTTACCTGAAGCTTCCGAAGGAAGTGCCGAATATGGGTCGATATAAACTTTGATACGACCGTTGAGAGTACCAACAAATGTATTGCCAGTATCATCAACATTGAGGTTGGTGTTCATAGCAGGAGCGTAATCAAGTACGCCAGCCATGCTTAGAGCAGAAGCGATATCTGATGAACAGATGAGCATGTTGCCCTTTCCTCTACGAGTTTCTTTTGCAATTGCGTTGCAATCACGCTCGATTTGGAAAAGTAGACCCTTGAACTTCTCAACGGACCAACGACCATTGGAGTCAACATCCATGTCGAATACGCCAGCATTAGCGGTATTCTGTGAAGCACCAGACTTAGCTGACTTAAATACGGTACGAACTACTTCACGGTTGATTTCAGCAAGGATTTCAGCCGAGAGGATATTTGCTAGTTCGGTTTCCGCATCTAGACCATGGATAGCCTTAAGGTCTTGAGCAAGTTCAATGGTGTATTCTGCCTTGAGTGCTCTTGACTTAGCGGTTACAGCAATCTTCTCGATTGAGAATGCCATTTCTGGGAACTGATTGCTGTCTGCATCACCCAGAGCTTCTGCCTGAGATGATGTCATACCACCTGCAGTGGTGTAGTTAGCCTGAGTTTGACCGCCACCAGTGGTATCGTTGAGAAGACCAGGATTGGTGCCAGTTTGTGCAGTACCACCAGAACCAGTAGACTTGTTGTAAGGAGTGCCAGTCCAAGCTTGGTTGGGCTCATTGAATAGAGCTTCAGCACCAGTCTGATTCTGATAACGCGAACGCATTGCGAAGATAAGTCCAGTAGGACCGTTCATTGGTTGAACACCTGCAATATCGTAAGCGATGAGGTTAGGCATCGAACGACGAATTAGGCTGATTAGAACTGGGTCGAAACCAGCTACATTACCAGCAGAAGTTACAGGCGTATTGATAGGACCGCTGTTGGTTGGAGCAGCTTCATGTAGAATTGCTCTTTCCTCACGGAGGAATTTTTCTTGGTTTTCGAGCAGGATTGAAGTGACGGCTTTCTTGTAGCTATCGCCAATCTCAGGGAGACTGTCGTGAGATAGAACAGGTGCCCACTTTTCCTGCAGATGCTCGGACTTGAACATTTGCGTTTACTCCTAAAAAGTGATTGTTAAAATCTAAGAACTATTTATAAATGGTGAAACTTATCAAGACCAACGAGAAATGGCATTAACATAAGCAGCCATATGAGCAGGAACTTCCTTCTCAATTACTGGCTCTGATGCTTCTGCTAGTTCTGTTACTTGAGACTTAGGAAAATAATTTTCTTTGATGGTCTCAATTTTATCTCTAAAAGCTTCTTCGCTGGTAAACTCAACACCTTCTGCAAGAGAAGAGAGTTTTTCCTTGTGATACTTCGGCAATGATTGATTCTTTGACGAACTCTCCAAGAGAAGCATTAAGCTCAATATTTTTTTCAATTTGTTCGTTGAGTTTTTGTTCCATCTCATCTAGTTTTTCAGTCATACCCTCAACAATATCATATTTTTCTTCAGGAACTTCAATATTATGTTCCATGAATACATCTCTGAGGTCAGAGATGAAAGCTTCGGCAATTTCTGCACGGAGACCGTGCTCAACTGCGAGCTTATTATCATCCATCCATTGCTCTACAACGTAATTGAGGAATGCGTCAACCTTTTCGGTCATCTCCTCTTTAATCACTTCAAGGTGCTCTGCCATAAGAGCTTTATAATGCTCTTCGACAAGCTCAGCATGTTCTGCTAGTTTTGAAACTAATGCAGCTTCAAAAATAGTAGTTGCTTTTTCTTTAAATTCTTCAGACAACTCCTCTCCGTGAAGAAGAGCATCTACATCAGAAGATACATCAATATCTTCTTTCTTCATCATTTTTTTAATAAGCTTTTTATCTTCAGCTTCATCTTCGTGCTTCTCTTCTCCCTCTTCAGCTTTAGATTCATATTTTTTCTCTACTAGCTTAAGAGCTTCTTCCATTCTCTTGCGGAGTTTGGATTTTTTCTTACCACCTTCTTCTTCTGCAGATTCGTATGAACCTTCTACTAGTGCCTCATCTTCGGTTTCAGATTCTTCTTTCTTAAGACCTAACTTAGGCATTGCGTCCCCGCCACCACGGGAAGGTACTTTTCCCGACATATCACCAGGATGACCTGGATTTAATTTCTGCATTCCATCAGCACCACCAGCACCCTGAGTTACTTTAGATTTTGATTTCCCAACGGGAGCAGCAGCCTTTGAGCCAGAGTTCTCAAATTTACCTGAATAATCTTGAGAACTACCAGCCTCCATAGGCTTTACGTTAGCTACTGCAACTTCTGGAGCAGAAGCATTTGGAAGGTGTGATTTTTCTGCTGGAGCAGCACCTGCAGTTACGGCGTTAGCCATTTCTGAAATGTCGGTATTTGCAACAATTTCATCAAATTTTTCGTGTAACGAACTAGACATTAAATTACCCCTGCGGATTGTTCGAATTCTTTAGTTATTTATTAATTTTATAAATTAAACAATAATTTTT